AGAAACTGGTTGACCCGCTGCAATTTGAAATGAGTATCCAGGCCGAGGATTTATCGGGTTATGTTCCGGCTTTCGGCTGGGAAATGGGTCCGCCGAGCGAGAAGCAGAAAAACGCGCTTGAAAAGCTTGGCATTCTTCCGGATGAAATTGAGAACGCGGGCAAGGCGGCAAAGCTTCTCGACCGGCTGGATAAACGAAAGCTAGAAGGGCTTACAACGCCCAAGCAAATCCGTTTTCTTGAGAACAGGGGGTTCCGGCATGTAGGTACATGGCAGTTTGGACATGCGTCAAAGATGATAGACCGCATTGCGGCAAACGGCTGGAAGCTGCCGCGCGGCATTAGTCCGGCAAGCTATATACCTGAAGGCGACAGTATGCCTTCTGCATAAACTTTTCTATATCTGAATCTTCCAGACGTCGGCAGCCCTTCCGGGGGCTGTCAGGCGTGAAGCGTTGGCACTGATTGCATTCGGTGGACGCAAGGTGGTAGAGGCCCGGCAGATCCTACCGGACGGGGCTTCGAAATGATCCTGGCAGTTACGTGTCGGCGACGGGGATCGAAAATTGAGCTGGCGATAGGAGCGTCTGTCGGGCTCGAAAAACAGGCTGGCGATAGGAGCGTCTGTCGGGCCTGACTGGGAGGATTTCCACTGCACAAATTCACCAGAAGTAATAGAGAAAGGGAAATGCGGAATGAAAAACCGGCAGGATATTTTGGCTGCGCTGGAATATATAGACCCTGTTCCGCTGGACTATCAGGAATGGCTGAATATCGGAATGGGGCTCAAGGAATCAGGGTGTTCGGCAGACGACTGGGACGTATGGAGCCGCAGGGACGGCCAGCGGTACCATCCAAACGAGTGTGCCCGTAAATGGTCAGGTTTCCGGGGCAGCGATACGCCGATTACCGGGGCAACCATCATTCAGATGGCGGTGGATAGGGGCTGGAGATCCACGACCCGAAAAACAGACGGAGCGGAGCACGAAATAGGTTGGGAAGATATTATTGGGGCCTGTGAATCTGACGGCAGAATTATTGATAAGAATTGGATTGAGGAACGGGAAGTATCGGAACCTGATGAATGGAATCCAGCTGAACAGCTGATCTGTTATCTGAAAGCGTTATTTCACGAAAATGACAAGGTTGGCTATGTTACGCGCAGTTTCAAAAAGGAAGACGGCGGCTACGGCCCGACAAAAGGTTTTTTTGACCGCACGGCAGGCGAACTGATCCAGCAACTGCGGAAATGCGGCGATGATTTAGGTGCGGTGCTGGGCGACTACGACTCTAATGCGGGCGCATGGATAAGGTTTAATCCACTGGATGGTATTGGGATCAAAAATGAAAATGTGACTGATTTTCGGTATGCACTGGTGGAATCCGATACCCTGCCGATTGGACAGCAAAATGCAATCCTACACGAGCTTGAACTTCCGATCGCGGCATTGGTGCATTCCGGCAGCAAAAGCCTGCATGCTGTTGTCCGTATTGATGCAGACAGCTATGAGGAATACAGAAAGCGGGTGGATTACCTCTATCAGGTCTGCGAAAAGAATGGGCTTGCGCTGGATAAGCAGAACCGCAATCCTTCCCGGCTGTCCCGGATGCCGGGCGTGATGCGGAACGGGCGCAAGCAATTCCTTGTGGATACCAATATCGGGAAAGCGTCATGGGATGAATGGCATGAATGGATCGAGGGTGTTAATGACGATTTGCCTGACCCTGAGGCGCTTGCGGCGGTATGGGATAACCTTCCCGCGCTTGCCACGCCGTTGATTGAGGGTGTGCTTCGGCAGGGGCATAAGATGTTGCTTGCAGGGCCATCGAAAGCGGGCAAATCGTTCAGCTTGATTGAACTGTGCATCTGCATTGCGGAGGGGCGTGAATGGCTTGGATTCCTATGTACCAGGGGCAGGGTCATGTATGTCAATCTGGAGCTTGACAGGGCAAGCTGTCTGCATCGTTTCCGTGATGTGTACGAAGCGCTGAAGATCGTGCCGGAGCATCTAAATAACATTGATATATGGAATCTGCGCGGTAAAAGCGTCCCTATGGACAAACTCGCACCAAAACTAATCCGGCGCGCTGCAAAAAAGAACTATATTGCGGTAGTTATTGACCCTATTTACAAAGTCATTGCCGGCGATGAGAACAGCGCCGATCAAATGGCGCACTTCTGCAACCAGTTTGACAAGGTCTGTACCGAGCTGGGGACGGCGGTTATTTACTGTCACCACCACTCGAAGGGTGAGCAGGGCGGCAAACGCAGCATGGACCGTGCGAGCGGTTCCGGCGTGTTCGCACGTGATCCCGATGCGCTGATCGACCTGATGGAACTGGAAATTTCGGACGATCTGCGGAAACAGATTGAAAACAAAGCCGTTTGTGCAGTGTGCATGGATGTACTGGCGCAGGCCGGAAAGGCGTCGGAAGCATCGCAGGACGATGCCTGCTCACAACGCGCAATGTTGGACATTTGCGAAAAAAACCTGCCAAAGCAGGCTTATTTGCCATGCGTGGAAGCAGCAAAGCAGGCGGCAGCCGTGCGCACGGCGTGGCGGCTGGAGGGTACGCTGCGGGAATTTCCGCGCTTTTCGGCACGTAATATGTGGTTTGATTTCCCGGTGCACAGGCTTGACGAGAGCGGCGTACTGGCAGATATCAAGGCAGAAAAGGCCTCTCCATCGTGGCAGAAAAAAGGAAAAAAGGATAAGGAACCGTCCCGTGACAGGCGGCAGGAGCGTCTTGACGCATTGGAAACAGCCTTTGAAGCCTGCGATATGGAGGGGAAAGGCGAGGTTTCAGTCAAGGAATTGATCGAGTATTCCGGCAAGACGAAAAACACAGTACGAAATTGGATCGACGAACACCCTGACTTTGAGCGGGAGGGCGGCGTCGTCCGTCGAAAAGCAAGGGGTCAAAAATGAAATTTCGTAATTTCGGATGGGGTCAAAAATATGGTTTTAGCATTTTTGACCCCAAGGAACGGAACTTTTCAAGGCTCTTAACGGTCGGAGGGGTCAAAATAGGGGTCAAAAGGGTCAAAAACCTGAATTTGACCCCTGAAAAAACACCGGCAGGTGGGGTCAAAAACAGGGGGTACTTTTTGACCACTTCCCTGATTTGACCAACCCACCACATAGAAAAATTGACCCCTCGAAATTGACCCCTGGGAAATGGAGGGAATAAATGGAAAATAAGATGCGGGTTTTTCTTGACCAGGAGTGTCCACGCTGTGGGAATGGCGGTATGGGCATGACGTTGCGCTGTTCATGCGGTTGGACGGGCGGCATAGATCTTGTCGATCAAGCGGCTATACTTGATTTTTGGGAACGGCATAAAGCAAGGAACGAAAAAAAAGAAGGTGTACAGATGGGACTTGAATTTTTCCTGCCGATGAATCCTCCTACGGTAACCCATCAGGAGAAGCAGGTGCGGGTAGTGAACGGCAAGCCGCGCTTCTATGAGCCGCAGGAGCTTAAAAATGCACGGGCTATATTGTATGACCACCTGTGCCGCTGGAAACCAACAGAGCCGTTCTCTGACGGCGTACGGCTCGTTTGTAAGTGGCTGTTCCCTAGAGGGCGGCACAGCGACGGAGAATATCGGATTACGAAGCCCGACACAGATAACCTTCAGAAGCTGCTCAAGGATTGTATGACGCAGGCAGGCTTTTGGAAAGACGATGCACAAGTTTGCAGTGAGATTGTGGAAAAATTCTGGGCGGAGCATCCCGGTATTTACGTGAAGGTGGAAATTGTATGACGTTTGAAGAAATGAATGTCCGCGCTGCCCGCCGGGAGATGATTCCGGATACATTACTTCCGTCCGAACGCATGGCGTATATGGCTCTCTGCCTGCTGTATGAGCTGCACGGGTTGGGCCGCCTCAGCCGCGAAGACGGTGTGCGCCTGAAGGAAGGTATCCGGCAGGAGCTTACGGAGATGCAGGATCGTGAACGGAAATACATCGCCGCAGAAACTACATGCAGGCTTTTGCGGCAGTCTGACTGTCCAGCGGCAAAGGCACTGCTTCATGAAATTGAAAGTATAGGTGAATGAATATGGACAAAACCGAATGCTGCTTAAACTGCCGCTGGTACGAACCGTTTAACGGTGTCTGCTGCAACGGCGAGAGCGAAAACCGGGCGGATGTTATGGAAGCGGATGGCAGCTGCGAGAAATGGGAGGGATTTCAGGAATGACAGCGAAAGAATTAGCGCAAAAGTTCGATGGTGAGGAATGCACGGACATGGGTTTGCTGACAGCAGAAAATCGTGCGGAAGCCGAAAAAGTTGGGACTGGTTATCGCCTATGGCTGCTCGGATGATTTGCTTGAATTTGAAGGGGCCGTCTGGGATGAATTTGGCGCATACGAAGGACGCACATTCTTGATTGAAAATGGACACCCCGTGCCAGTTGATGTGAACTGCTATAACATGAAAAAGGTAACAGAGATTACGGCTGTTTGGCATGATAAAGGATTCCCCTGCTGGACGATTGAAACTGCTATTCCTCATGAAACGTTTAATCTCTACGAGGAAGGCAAATTGTTTTCGGTTGGTATTGTGTTTGACATTGCGGATACGATGGACAAGCCTGCCGTATTGGATAGAGGCCGGTGGGAAGAGTGCTATGACTGGAACGGAGGATTGTAAACGATGGAAATTAAATTGAAGCCATGCCCCTTTTGCGGCGAACGAGGGAGAGTAAGGAAGACAAAAATGGGATACAGGATTGTATGTGCAGAATGCGGAGCGGCTTCGCATTGCGCAGTAATTCAGCAGTGGCATGATAATAAATTTGTCGCGCAATGCCAGGCGGCAAAAGCTTGGAATGCGCGTGTAGGGGAGCGAAAGAAATGATGGAGCCAGAAATCAACGCATATAATGCATCCGTGAAAATTGAGACCTACCCGGAGATGAATAAGCGGATCGTAGAAATTCTTCGTTTGGGTTATGAGCCGATGGACCTTTACGCAGCTGCACGAATTGAGGAATTGGAACAGCGGTGCGCAGAGTTGGAACAACGGTGCGCAGAAATGTCAAACGATCCGCTCAAGCTGGATGAACTGCGCGAGATGGTGGGGGAGCCAGTATACCTCATCTGGAACGGAAGAGAGGGGTTTTACGCTTTGATAAGTAACGTGACGGAAACGCACCTGTTATACAAACGGGTAAATGGCTGGGAAGAAAACGCGGCATTTTCGGCTTTCGGGGAATTTTGGAGGGCCTACCGCCGCAAAGCAAAGGAGTGATAAAGCTAATGGCGAAAGCACCGGCCTGTCCGTTTTACGGACGTGAGAAAAAGGCACTGCTGGTCTGCTTGCTTGGCGGAGCGGACACGGCAGGCGAGGACGAGCTTCAAATAGAATTCCCGAACCTGACATGCCGGAAACGCTACAGCGGCAAATACTGCTGCGGAGATTGGAAGGCCTGCACGCTGGCTTCGGAGCTGTTGGAAGAATACGAGCTGCAATCAAGAAGTAGATATATCATGACAGCCAAAGAATACTTATCCCGTGCACGGGACATACGAGCGGAAGTGCAGCAGCTTCAGCGCATGAAGGGCCGTGCATGGGATCGGGCAACAAGGAGTACGGCGCAGTTATCGGAAGCACCAGCGCATGGAGGAGGCAGTGGGAAAGATCCAATGATAGCTTATGCGGAATACTCCCAGCAGCTGGAAGCCCGGACGGCTGACCTGCTGAACGTCCAGCGGGAGATCCTGCGCACGATTGAGCAGGTACCGGACAGCCGTTACCGCCTGCTGCTGCGGGCACGTTATCTGGAAGGTATGACGTGGGAGCAGATTGCGGTAGAGATGGCTTACAGTTGGCGACAAATGCTTCGGATGCACGGGGACGCCCTGCAAGTGGTTGGCGAAATCTTGTCATAGTATGTCATACTCGACCTGTGATATAATGCATTCATCAAAAAAGCGCTTACGGGAGACCGTGGCGCTTTTCCTATTGTGAGAAAGGCGGTGATTTCATGGGTAGACCCCGAAGGTTTAAGAATGAGAAAGCGTTATCGAACGCATGGGAACAGTACAAGGAGTGGTGTAATAACCAGGCTGTGCTCACCCATGAATTCAGCTCTAAAAATTCACAGTTTGTCAGCAAAGAGCTGCGCCGCAGTGTGACTTATACGATTGAAGGATTTTGCGTATGGGTGGGGCTTGCGCGGTCGAACTTTTACGAAACTTATGCGGAAGATGAAAGATTTCGGGACATTGTTACCCGCATGAAGGAAGAATGCGAGGTCGATGCCCGCATGAAGTTTGAGCTTGGGATCATTGAACCGCGCCTTGCGCCGCTCTGGATGAGCAAGCACGGTTACAGCGTTAAGACGGAATCCAATGTCGAAGTTGAGCCAGTTACGATCGTAAACGACCTGGAGGAATAAATGGAGCTGTCTTTGCAGCGGACGGTCGGCAGGCATTACGCTGACTTCTGGAACACGAAAAAAAGATACCGGGTCTGCAAAGGCAGCCGCGGTTCCAAGAAGAGCAAGACAACGGCGCTGAACATGATCTATCGCTTAATCGAATATCCGGCAAGCAACGGCCTGTGCGTCCGGCGGTACTCGAACACGCTGCGGGATTCTGTTTACAGTGATTTGAAGTGGGCGATTCATCGGTTGGGGCTGGACGGGCATTTTGACTGTACTGTTTCGCCGATGCAGATCACGCGCCGTTCCACCGGGCAGAAGATTTTATTCCGCGGGCTGGACGATGGATTGAAGATTACGTCCATTTCCGTAGATAAAGGCGTGCTGTGCTGGGTATGGATCGAGGAAGCTTACGAGATCGCCAACGAAGATGATTTTAATAAGCTCGATTTGTCCATCCGTGGTGAAGTTCCGGACGGGTATTTCAAACAGATTACATTGACATTCAACCCGTGGAGTGCCACAAGTTGGCTGAAAGCACGTTTTTTCGATGCAGCGGATGAAGATACCTTTGTCAAAACCACAACATGGCAATGCAATGAATGGCTGGACGATGCTGACCGCAGTATCTTTTTGAAGATGAAGCAGAACAACCCGCGCCGTTATCGCATTGAGGGCGAAGGGGATTGGGGCATTGCGGAAGGGCTGATTTACACAAATGTTCTCTATGAAGAATTTGACGTTGACGCGATCCGCAGGAAGGGCGGCGTCAAATCGGCGTTCGGCCTGGACTTTGGCTTTACCGACCCAAACGCTTTCGTGTGCGCGATGGTGGACAATGCCGCCATGCGGATATATATATTTGATGAGTGGTATCGCAATGGCGTTACCAACCGGATCATAGCAGAACGGATTAAGAAAATGGGCTATGGCGGAGAGCCGATTATTTGCGACTGCGCAGATGCGAAAAGCATTGCGGAGCTTCGGGAAGAGGGCATTCACGCCGAGCCTTCCCGCAAAGGTCGGGACAGCGTGAATCATGGTATACAGCTGATACAGAACTATCAGATTGTAGTGCATCCCCGCTGTACGGAGTTCAAAAAAGAGATTGAAAATTATTGTTGGGGAAAGGACAGGGACGGCAGGTTAACGGATAAGCCGGACCATGAATTTTCGCATGGCATGGACGCTATGCGGTATGGCGTGGCAAAGGTGCTGCTGCCGTCTGCATTCAGTTTTGAGTAAAGGGGGCGAGACCAATGTTTGGCATTAACGCGCTTGCGGAACGCATTTCAAATATCATTCTTTACGGCAGAAACCAAAGCATGACCGAGCACGAATTTTATGAATTAGAGATCGGCAAGTGGCGGCAAAGCCCCCAGAGGATCATGCAGGTCAAAGGGCAGCTTTACTATGAGAATGAGCACGATATCCTGACCCGCAGGCGTACAATGATCGGTGATGACGGCAAGCTGCAGGTGGTTGACAATCTGCCTAATAATCGGATTATAGATAACCAATACGCAAAGCTGGTGAATCAGAAAGCCAACTACATTGCGGGCCAGCCTTTTGTTGTGGAAAGCGAAAACGCGGCCTATGCGGACGCGCTGAAAGAAGTGTTTGACAGGGGATTCATGAAGACCTTAAAGAACGCGGTGAAGTCCAGTCTAAACAGCGGGATTGCATGGCTGTATCCCTACTATACCGATGAAGGGAAGTTTGCGTTCCGGCTGTTCCCCGGCTATGAAATCCGGCCCTATTGGCGGGATAGTGAGCACACGATCCTTGATTCTGCCGTTCGCATTTATCTGGTACAGGGCTACGAGGGCCGCAATCCAATTATCATTGAAAAGGTAGAGATTTACGACCTTACCGGTATTCACCGATTCACCTATGACGGGGCACAGTTGGTTCCAGATGTGGACACGCCGGAGGGCGGGCCGGATGCCTGCCACGTTACCACCGCAGAGGGCAACGGCTTCAACTGGCAGCGCGTCCCGCTGATCCCCATCAAGTACAATGAACAGGAAATCCCCCTGCTGAAAAAGGTAAAGTCTCTGCAAGACGGTATCAATATCATGCTGTCCGATTTTGAAAATAACATGCAGGAAGATGCACGGAATACCATCATCGTTCTGAAAAACTATGATGGCACAAACTTAGGTGAATTCCGGCGCAACCTTGCTGCGTTTGGAGCGGTGAAAGTCCGCTATGACGGGGATACAAAGGGCGGCGTTGAAACCCTGCAAATTACGGTCAATGCGGATAACTACAAGGCGATCACAGAGCTTTTCAAAAAGGCCATGATTGAGAACGCGATGGGCTACGATGCCAAGGATGATCGGCTTTCCGGTAATCCGAATCAGATGAATATCCAGTCGATGTACAGCGATATCGACCTTGACGCAAATGACATGGAAACCGAGCTGCAAGCAGCGTTCGAACAGATTCTCTGGTTCGTCAACGCTTATCTTGCCAATGCAGGGATAGGCGATTTCACCGGGGAAAAAGCGGATATTATCTTCAATCGGGATATCCTGATTAACGAAACCGAAGCTATAGAAAACTGCAAATCGTCCATCGGTATTTTGTCCACTGAAACGATTATCGGGCAGCATCCTTGGATTGACGATCCCGCGCAGGAGCTTGAGCGCGTGGAAGAAGAAAAGCGCAAGGCTCAAGAGGATATGTATAACCAGGACGTTTTTCCGGGCAGCGGGGAGAACCCGTTTCAAGCAAAAGCGAAAGGCGGCGTGAAGGATGGCGACAACACCGAATAATCCGAACGCGGCCTACTGGCAGAAGCGGTTCAAGCTAATTGAACAGCAGGCCAACCAGACCGGGGCGAACAGCTTATCTTACATAACCGAGCAATATCAAAAGGCGGCGCAGGAGCTGGAAGCGCAGGTTTCGGTGTGGTATGCGCGGCTCGCGCAGAACAACGGCGTTACCATGCACGAAGCAAAGCAGCTGCTGAGCTCCGGCGCGTTAAAGGAATTCCATTGGACGGTGCAGGAGTACATCAAATATGGACAGGAAAACGCATTAAATGGCGCATGGATGCAGCAGCTGGAGAACGCTTCGGCGAAGTGGCACATCACGAAGCTGGAAGCCCTACAGCTGCAAAACCAGGCGGTAATCGAATCGCTGTTCGGAGCGCAGTACCAATCCGTTTCCGGCGCGTTAAGCAGTATTTATCAAAGCAGTTATTATCATTCCTGCTTCGAGGTGCAGAAGGGGTTTGGCATTGGCTGGAATGTCGCTGCGATTGACGAAAACAAGCTTTCGGCAGTGCTTTCCACCCCGTGGACGCTGGACGGCAATACCTTTTCCGACCGGCTTTGGGCGAATAAGCAAAAGTTGATTCAAACCACCAAAAACACCCTGGCACAAGGAATTCTGACCGGGAAAAAGCCTGATAAGCTGATTGCAGAGCTTCAGTCGAAGATGAACGCTTCGAAGTCAAACGCGGGGCGGCTCGTGATGACTGAATTGGCGGCCATGTCCGCTATGGGACAGCGGGACGCGTTCAGCGAACTGGATATTGAAGAATTTGAGGTTGTGGAAACGCTTGACAGCATTACCTGTGATATCTGCGCAGCAATGGACGGGCAGCACTTCCCCATGTCAGAGTATGAAATTGGTGTGACTGTCCCGCCGTTCCATCCATGGTGCCGGGGCTGTACCTGTCCATACTTCCACGATGATTTTATGGGCAGCGGTGAGCGCATTGCACGGGCAGAGGACGGCACGCAATATTACGTCCCCGGCGATACGACTTATCAGGAATGGGAAGCCGCCTTTGTCGATGGGGACAAGTCCGGTTTTGAGGCCACTGTAAACGAGCTGTCCGGCCTGAAATCGTATAAGAAATCCGCTCCGGTTCCACCGCCTAAAAAAGAGTATATAACTAAAAAGAAGCTGGAAGGGATGATTGCGGATGCAGATACGCAAATAGGGGATCTGCAAAAGCAATTTGAGTTTGCAAGTGGAGGCTTTACCCATGAAGAAGTGATAACGCAGCATGGTACATTGGAGAATTTTGCACAGGGCAAAAAACTATCCGTGCTGCAAGACCTTCAAAATAAGCTCAATCAAATCACGGTCCAAAAGGATCAATGGCAGGAAGCGTTGGACAAAAAGCTGATTGCCGCCGAAACAAAGAAACTCAAAAAGGAAACGATTCTGCTTCAGGAGCAGGTTGATGCTTTCGATATTAAGACCTATTCGGGCATCTGGAAAGATGATGTAACAACCGCTGATTGGCTTGCAAAGCATAACGCGGTGCAGGCGAAAAAACAGTATTTCGAGGGACAGACTCTTTATGCTGCTGACACGGCGGAAACCGAAAAATGGAAAAACCTGATTCAGCAGCTGGAGGAATTCGACAGCGAGGGCAAGGCGCTTTATGACCTTCAATCGAAACTGAATAAGGCCAGGGGCGATTTGCAATTACTGAAAAGCAGTGGTAAAATAAATGCAGCGGC